GCGTAGGGGTCGGCACCGATGCATAGAGATTGGCCAGCCAAGCGAGATCGATGGGGCTTCCCTCGCCCACGTAGATCTCCCCAGGGCCCCTACCGTAGGGCTTACTCGGAAAGAAGTAGACTCGGCTGAGGTTTGCGCACGTGAGGTCTGCCGGGATTTTGTAGTGGGTGCGGATCAGGTTCCAGGTTCTAGGCCAGTCTGCCGGCAGAACGGGCGCAGAGATCGCGAGTATCAGGCGGTAGCTACCGGCCGAATGGGTGCCGTGACAGGCGTAGCGAAGCCCCGAAAGGCCCTCTGCTAGGTCCGCCATCGCTTCAGGCGCGGGGTTATCGAGGTCAAACACGGCAAGTGTGATCGCGCGCACGTTAGCGTCGGCGCGACGCTCACAATCGGCCGCGTAATCGGCCGGACTCCATGCCTCAACCTTTTTGTGCTCGCAATGGTGCCCAAGGCAGTCACCTTCCCTAGGACGCTCGGGATCGGGTTCCTTGCAGGCGGTTACCTTGAAACTCGAAAGCTCGGAAACGAGATCGTCCCAAGACACTTCGACGGGCTTAGGGTCGTTATCCCCAGGCCCGTCGAAAAGTGCGATCCGATAAAGGGGTTCACCTTGCGCCATGTGTAGCATGACTCCTGAACTGTGCAACGTGTGTGCCGGAAACTAGTCTTTGTACGCATCTACGTCAACGCGGTCGATACTCCCCTGAAAGCGTAGGATGCGGCAAATCACCCGGCCGCATCAACGGGCCTTTCTAGGAGTTCTAAGGAATGATCCCCCGCGCGCGGGCCCAATCGATCCAATCGGGATGGGTCTCTTTCGCCATCGTGACGAGGTCCGCGATCGAGGCATCGGGGTTGCTGTCCACCCATGCCAGCGACTCGGGGCATGCGCCCAAAAGCCAGAGCATACGAGAAAGAGGAGATTTCACCCCGAGGTCCGCGCCCTGGAGGTTCGCGCCCCGGAGGTTCGCGCCCGTGAGGTCCGCGCACCGGAGGTTCGCGCCCCGGAGGTCCGCGCCCCGGAGGTTCGCGCCCCGGAGGTTCGCGCCCCGGAGGTTCGCGCCCGTGAGGTCCGCGCCCCGGAGGTTCGCGTCCTGGAGGTTCGCGCCCCGGAGGTCCGCGCCCCCGAGGTTCGCGTCCTGGAGGTTCGCGCCCAGGAGGTTCGCGCCCCCGAGGTTCGCGTCCTGGAGGTTCGCGCCCCGGAGGTTCGCGCCCAGGAGGTTCGCGTCCAGGAGGTTCGCGCCCAGGAGGTTCGCGCCCAGGAGGTCCGCGTCCTGGAGGTTCGCGCCCCGGAGGTTCGCGCCCCGGAGGTCCGCGCCCTGGAGGTACGCGCGCTCGCCTTTGGTCTCGGCCGAGTATCGGGTTTCCAGCCACAGCGCATGTGCCGCAAGTATTTTATTCAGTTTTGCAGGGTTCATGTGGTCATTATCCTCGTTACGGGTTTTCGGTTTCGTTCTCTTCGTCGAATTCCGGATCGCACGCAGTCACGGCATGCGCAATCGATGTAGCCTGTTTCGGTGCAGATCTGAGGGACCTTATCCTCAGCGTAGGCGGACTCGATTCGCTCGCTACATTCAGCGCAGTAGAGATCGGGATCTTCGTAGTTCACATCGGCCGTGCAAATGAACGCACGGTGGGTGCCTGCCTCGTGCGCTTCACGCCGATCGGTGCTCGCACACTCGGGGCACAGAACCGCGGGATCTCGATTCTCCGCTGTGGCCACGATGTAGAACAGAGGGTAACTGCCCAGCGACGTGTACTTATCGAGTTTCGGAATGTGAGGGAAGCTTTTAGCCATGTCAGTGCCCCAAGAGATAATCGGAAATACGGCCGTTGTCGTTACTCGGAATGTGGCTACGCCGCGCGACCAGTACAGAACCCGTCCACCCACAGCGCTGTATGTTTCGTGGTTTTCATTTTGCAGAAATCTCGATAGGTGCCCCGCGTTATGCAAGCCCCGCGGTATCGCCTTCACGTCAGGATTGACCAATATGCCGGGTTTCTCTTCGGGCCCGTGAGCTAGCACGGGGAGTGTTTCCGGTGTGGCTTCCTATCGAGACCTCTGCAAAATTGGGGAGTGACTAGCTCCCCACCACTGCTCCGGGCGCTACGGTCGTCAGCCGTAACCAGCGGGTACCCGGAATCTGTATATCACGCGACCGCGGTAGGCAATGCCTACAATATAATTATCCGATCGGGCCCTCGGATGTTGCTTCGGGGATATTACGGTTCATTTTGCCGGGTTTTGTTCTATGCTTGAAAAACGCAAGTGGTTGAATGAGGCCCTGAACAGACGAGCATGGATCAGACCCCGGTACAGCGCAAGCTTATGAGATAACAGCGGAAAAGAGCCTTTGTTCTATGTTCTAGGCTGTTCCGGGTGGATCCGTAACCTATATAGGGGATCCTGATCTCTCCATACTACCTTTGTCTACCTCTCTACTTCTCTTCTAAAGAGATCTCTAAAGATCAACATAGAACATAGAACAGTAGGCAAATATCCCCGAGATTTCCAATGCTTATGCCGTTCTATGCTGTGTTCTATGCTGGCGCGCGCGCGAGTAGAATCAGGCGCTTGCGCTGAATAGACCTAGAACGCGACATTTATGTCCGTATGGTCACGTATCGTCACGTAGTGTATGGTCACGTATGGTGCAGACTGCTACCCCGTCCCCCTCCCTTTACTGCGCTTGACAAAAGCGAGCATTCGGGCAGGATTCCATGCAATTCCATGGCCAATTACCGCACAATCGAGCGATTTCTCGGAAAGCCCAAGGCTTTGAATCGTAAAACATGGAGAGAAGCGCTCCGAAACGCGGTAGGTCCCTCTGGCGAGCGCCTGTGGAGCATGATGCTGGAACTTGCCGAGGGCCGCGCATGGCGCCCTACGTGGCAAGAGAACGGCGTGGAACACGTAGGCGAGCCTGTGGTGCCCACGAGCGGGGACAGGCTCGCTGCCATGCGCGAGCTAGCTCACATGCTTTTCGGAAAGCCCGTCCCTCAGACTGAGGCAGCAAACGCGGAACATGAAGCGAGAGAAGTAGAAGCCGCTCGTGCACTCACGGATGCTGAACTAGAAGCCCGTGTGAGGGCCGCTTTGACCCCAGGTGAAGCGCTCGACACGTCGCTAGGTGGTCGCGTCGTAGATGGCGCGATCGTTGCTACGGACAAGAACTAGGCCAGTCACCATCAGACCTACATCATCGCACACCTGACCTAGTTACGGGCACTTACCCGATCGACTCCACCCACCCCCTCTCGTTGAAGATCACGATATGTGCGTATGAGTCGGGGTATTATTTCCAGAACATGCTCCGGGTTTCGCACTGAGGGGCGTTGTTTAATATTCCGGAACATGTTCCGGGTTTCCAAAAGAGAGCGGGATATAAAATGAATATCAAGGACGCGGAGCAGTGCATCAAGGAAGTGTTCGGGCCGGAGACCAAGGTTTTCCCCCGCGAGGATTTCATCAGCGGCCAGAAGCGCGTGCTCCGGCCGCTGGAAGAGGGCGAGGATGCCGTAGAGCATGACGGCCGCTACTTGGTCGGCGAGAAGCTGGTCATCCTCGGAACCGGGAAGACGTGGGAGGACGCGCTCCGCGGCCCCGTCTCGACCGAGATGGGCCGACGCCGAGCGCTTGCCGCCAAGCGTGCCGCCATCGCCAACCACGAAGGCGAGATGTTCGCCCTCTTCCTTCGGGAGTTGTACCACTCCCGCTTCGAGGAGTGGCGTCTTAGTTCGCCGCTCGCTAAGGAGCAGGATGCCGCGTTCGAGAAGGAACTCGAAAAGGCCGAGGAGGCGCAGAAGACGCCGGCCGGAGCCCCCCGTGCTTGATTCACGGTACGCTACCGCGGACGATCTCCGCTTCGTTCGAGATTCGTGGTTCGAGTCCTTCCGGCGCGGCGGCTACGCGCCGGAGGTCGGTTTCGATCTCTTCTCGGAAGGTCAGCGGCTCCTGATCGCCCACCTGACCGAGACGCCCATGAAGCCGGTTGTGGTCGCCTACGCCACGAAGACTCCGGACGAGATCCTTTCCTGGATCTGCTTCGACCGCTCCACCGTTCACTTCGTTTACACGAAGGCCGCCTACCGCAAGATGAGGCTCGCGGCCAACCTCCTGGAGCTTCACGGACCTTTCAAGTTCTACAGCCATCAGACGCGGGCCGGCATGCAACTTGCCAAGAAGCTCGGGCTTCGATACAACCCCTACCTCACCATGAAAGGAAACGGCCCCACATGAGCAAGTATTGCCGCCCGAAGGTCCGCACGATGTTCCGAAAAAGCCACCGCATCCAGGGGAACCGCGTCAGGTCCATCAACTACCCCGACCCGGTCACGATCTGGAAGCTGATGCGGAACATGAAGAAAGCCGTAACGCAGGCCAACAACAACGCCGTACTGAAGGAAAAGGAATAACCCATGAAGATCGACACCCTCCACCTCGTGAACTCCCTCAGTCCATCAGGCCTTACCTCGAAGGATAACGACTTCGAGCCCAACGAGCTGGGCGTGCTCGTCACCCCGAAGGGCGGCCAGCGCTCGTTTTCAAAGCGCGTCCGCTTCATCCCCTGGGCGAACATTAAGGCGTGCGACGTAGCCGAGGAGAGACCCCCGGAGCCTGTCACCACAGAGCCCCAATCTCAGACGCCGGCCAGCACGCCGGTCGAGCCCGGTACGCCCCCGCCCGATGTGGTCAAGTTCGTGAAGAACGAGAAAACAGGCCAAATCGAAGAGACCCGTATGCCACACCGCTCGGCGGTATTCGCGGGTCTCCGTGACGCGAAGGCCGAGCCGACCCCGGAGTAAGCGATGGCTGAGATTCCGGGTCGCGCGCTATTCGAGGAGTACGAGCGACGGCGTAGAGCCAAGGTCGCCGTCTCCGGCACGGTAGCCGCGATCCGGAAGGAGTTGTTCGCCCAGCAGAACGCTGTACACGATGATACATCTCGGAACAAGACGCTCCTATGCACCCGCCGCGCAGGCAAGACGCAGTATCACGCCCGCGGCGGGACGATCATCGCACTCGAAAACCCCGGCACCCTCCAACGTATCTGGGGAATCAACCGACTTCGCGCGAAGCAACTGATCTGGGAAGAACTCAAGGCTCTCATCCGCCGCCACAAGATTGATCTTGACCCGTCCTACAACAAGGGCCAGCCCAACGAGACCGAACTCACCGTAAGGTTCGCGAACAAATCGGAAATTCGTCTCCTCGGCGCCGACAAAGAGCAGGAGGCCGAGAAGAAACGCGGTGACAAGACGATTCGCGAAACGGTCCTTGAGGCCCAGCTCTTTGGCCACTTTCTCCAGAAACTCGTAGAAGACATTGCCGAGCCCTGCCTCTTCGACTTGCAAGGTGACTTCGTTCTAGAAGGAACGCCCGGCCCTATTTGTGCTGGCTACTGGTTCGAGGTCTCGGGCCGAAACGACACCGACAGCCGTTGGATCTCGCCGGGCGGCAAAGACGGCATCGGTGCCGGTTGGAGCTGCCATCGCTGGAGCGTGCTGGACAATCCGTTCATGCCGCACGCGAAGGTCTCCCTTCTCGAACTCAAAAAGAAGCGTCGTTGGACGGAAGAGAGCCCGACTTACAAGCGTGAGTGGCGCGGTCTGTGGGTCAACGATCTCACGGCCCTCTTCTACAAGTTCGATCCGGCGCGCAACATCTTCCACCCGGAAGACTTCCAGCCGTGGGGACCGGGTTGGGAACACACGCTGGGATGGGACCTCGGCTCGATCGATGACATGGCGCTCGTGGTGTGGGGTTACCATCCGAGTTACCCGGACCTCTACGAGGCGTTCTCCTGGAAGCAGCCGGGCGCGAGCGCGTCCGAGGTTCTGGAGCAGATCGAACAACTAGAAAAGCGTGGCTTCAACTTCGTGAAGATGGTGGCGGACACACAGGGCGGCGGCAAGATGTACGTGGAAGAGGTCGAGCGCCGATACAAGCGCCACTTCGACGCCGCGAAGAAGTCCGACAAGTCCGATCACGTGCGCCTGATGAACGATGACTTTCTCGGAGGATTCCTCAAGCTGGCGGACGGCTCGCCGTACCAACAGGAGATCGCGGCCCTCATGCGCGATCCGGAGTGGCCGCCCCCGGACAAGCCGAAGGCGCCCCCGCGCGAGAGCCCGAAGTGCCCCAACCACTGCTCCGATGCCGGCCTGTACGGTTACCGCGATGTCTGGCACTTCCTCCATTCGCAGGAGGACTTACCGCCGCCACAGGGCTCGGAGCAGCACCATGCGGCCGAGGTACGTAAAATGCAGGAGGCCCTTGTCAAACGTGCCCACAAGCGGCAGAATCCGGACGACTACTTCGAAGCTGAGGAGTTTGACCCATGGCACTGAAACCTACGGAACTCGGAGAACTGTTGGACGTCCTTCGCGCAAAGGGCGTTGTGGAATTCAAACACCACGACGAAACAGGCACGATCATGCTCAAGTTCGGCCCAGCAGAAGCTTCGAGTTCCGAGGTGCCGGCCAAGCGTGGCGTAAAGGCCGCGTTTCAAGAGATGATGGCGCCGACCCGAAAGCCCAGGGGACCGGACGGACTGACGGCCGAGCAGCAAGAGGAAGTCTATGGCGTCGTCCTGGATGACATTCCCGATTCACCTGAGGACTGACGAATGAGTTACGCAATCGACCACACCAGCTTCAAGACCGGAAAACCGGCCGACACCGGGCAGGCCCTGGATGCCGGAGAGGTAGCTTGGTGGGAGGAAGCCGACGAAACCGCGCGCTGTGGTGCGTTCACGGGCGTGGTCAAGTCGCTGGCTGAGGACCAAGAGTTCCGCTCGCAGATGAACCTCCTCCACGCGCGCCTGTACGGAAACGCGGAGATTCTGGGCTTCGGGCTTCGCGAGTATGCGCGGTCGTCCCTCACGCACTCCATGCACTACACGCCGCGCGTGAACCTGAACGTGATCGCAAGCGCGACGGACGCGCTGCACGCAAAGATCACGAAGTCCAAGCCGCGCCCGAGCTTCCAGACGGACGGCGCAACCTGGAAGATGCAACAGAAGGCGCGCAAGCTGGACAAGTGGACGCGCGGCGTCTTCTATGAGACGAAGATCTACCGGAAGGGCTCGGACGTGTTCCGAGATTGCGAGGTCTTCGGTACGGGCGGCCTGAAGCTGGTTCCGAACAAGAAGAAGCGCATCCAGTTCGAGCGCGTGTTCATCGATGAAGTGCTGGTGGACGACGCGGACGGTTTCCTCGGCGCCCCCCAACAGATGTTCCACCGCATGAAGCTTCACAAGAGCGCCGTGCGGCGCCTCGTGCGCGCCTACCACAAGGGTGAGGACGCGAAAGCGAAGCTCGACCAGATCGACAAGGCGAAGGCCCCGGACGACACACACACCCTGAAGGGCTTCAACGACATGATCGAAGTCTTCGAGGGCTGGATGCTGCCCGACGAAGACGGCCAGGGCGGGCGTCACGTCATCGCGATCGAGGGCTGTGAGATCCTCTGCGAAGACTGGAAGATGAAGACCTTCCCCTTCGTCTGGATGCGTCTCTTTCCGCGTTTGCTCGGCTTCTTCGGGCAGGGTGCGGCCGAGCGTCTGATGGGCATCCAGATCGAACTGAACCGCCTGATGAAGTCCGTCAGCGAACAACTCCGGCGCAAGGGCAAGGGGCGCATCTACGTACGCAAGGGCGCCGGTATTCCGACCAACAAGATCGGAAACGAACTCGTTCCGGTCATCGAGGTGAATGGCGACCCGAACACGGCCGTGCTTATCGAGAACATCAACGCGGTTGCTCCGGAGGAGTTCCAGCAGATCCAGACGCTCTACCAGAAGGCGTTTCAGGAAATCGGCCTCAGTGAACTTTCCGTTGCGGCGAAGAAGCCGAGTGGCCTGGATGCCGCGGTCGCGCTCCGCGAGTTCAGCGACATCGAGACCGAGCGCTTCGTGAAGCCGGCCCAGGCGCATGAGGACTTCTATCTGGACGCAGCCGAGCTATGCATCGAGTACATGCGCGTGTCGGGCTCGAAGGCGTACAAGGTGAAGGTGCCCTCGCGGCGCTACACGATGGAGGTTGATTGGGCGGATATCGACCTGGACCGGGACGCCTATGTCATGCAGATGTTCCCTGTTTCGAGCCTGCCGCAGACACCGGGCGCGCGCTACCAGCGCGTGAAGGAGATGATGCAGGACGGCTTCATTGATGCCGCGGTCGCGCGCCGACTGCTGGACATCCCGGACATCGAGGCTGAGGAGGATCTCGGAAACGCGGCGATGGACGACGCGGACGCCGTGATCAGCTATATCCTCGATGAGGATACGCCGAAGCTCTACCCTCCCGAGCCGTATCAGAACCTCGCGCTGCTCCTGAAACGCGCCACAGCTTCGTACCTCTTCGCACGTCACCACGGGTGCGACGAGAAGCGCCTGGAGATGCTCCGGGACTTGATTGATCAGGCGTCGAAGATGCTCGTACCACCGCCTGCGCCTCCGGCCCCGAACGCGATGCCCGCCCCGTCTCTTGCTGCACCGTCTCCGGCAATCTCCGGAGGCATCAACGTGAATGTTGCAGGAAATAAACCCCAACCCGTAGCACCACCCGTAATTGGGTAAGGACGCCCCATGCCCCAGATGCTCAGCAACAAACCGACTTCTGCCCCCGCGCCTAAGGGCGCTACCGACTATCAAGCCGAAGCAATGGCCGAGTTGGCGAAAGGCGAACAAACGCAGATCACCCCGCCACCGGCTAAGGCCGGAGACCGCGAGTCGAACGGAATGGGGACCGGTGAGGAGACGGCCAGCGACCCGAAAGACGCGGCCTCTGCGACTATCAAGGAGCCCGAAAAGAAGCCGGAGGACGGGATTCCGCCGAACATCAAGACGGCATTCGAAAAGTTGACTTCCGAGAAGGCGGCCTTTCGGCAGGAGAAGCAGGCTCTCACCCAGCAGGTGAAAGAGGCGAACGAGCGGGCCGCGAAAGCCGAGGCTTTCACGAACGCGAAGACGCCGATGGAGCTTCTCCGGGCGGCCGGGTTCACATGGAAGGATGCCGTGGAGGAGATTACAGGCGTGAAGGCGGAAGGTGAAGAGGCGCCGAAACCGAGCAAGGAGTCGAAGAAGCCAACGCTTGAAGACCTCGATCCCGAGGTGGCGGCTGACCTCAAGGCGTGGAAGGCCGAGCGCGAGACAAAGAAGCTCGAAGAAGGCAGAGCCGCCGTGCGGAAAGCGGTGGAGACTTTCGCGACCAAAGCCGGCGACAAGTACGCGCTTACCGTGAAACTCGGAAAGCTCGATGATGCGCTCGGTTTCATCGAGGCGCATTTCGCGAAGTACAAGGAGCTTCCCGGTGCGACTCCTCAAGAGTCCATGGAGATCGCGCTCGCGCACGTGGAGGAAAGCCTCAAGAGTCAGGCCGAGAAGTGGAGGGCCGTCTTGACATCAGGCGCTGAATCTGATTCAGTACCGAATGCGGCTGATAACCGCGAGAGTGCAGCACCCGATTCGGCCACGAGTGAGACGGCTGGCAAGACGTTGAACCACTCGCAGGCCGGTGCTTCTCGCACTGGTCCCTCAAAAGAACCGCAGACCCCGGAAGAATACCGGGCCGCTGCACTTCGTGAGCTGCTGAAAACAGCTCGCTAAACGGTGACCTTCCATGTGGAGGTCACCGGTAAAGGTGACCTCTCATGGGTGTTACGATTTCGAATCCGACGTTTGCTCTCAAGACGCTCTGGCCTCAGCGGCGCGTCGTCAACACGGTCTACAAGGATCACGCCTTCCTGGCGATGATTCCCAAGTCCGAGCAGTTCTACGGCGAGAACATGGTGATCGCCGTCCGGTACGCCGACACGCAGGGGCGTTCTGCCGGCTTCGGTGTGGCACAGGCAGCGGCTGGTGCACATGCCGGTGTTCGCTTCTACCTCACCCGCGCGGCCGACTACCAAGTCGTGAACCTCACGACTGAGGCGATCCTCGCGACGAAGAACGATCGAGGTGCGCTCATCCGGAACCTGGACACCGAGATGGGGTCCGGCATGAACAACATTGGCAAGTCGCTCGCCACGGCTCTGTTCCGCGGTCGTTCCGGCAACATTGGGCGCATTGGCGCTGTGGCGGCCGGACCTCCGGCAACCGTCACGCTCCTGAACATCAACGACGTGACGAGCTTCGAGGTGGGCATGATTCTCGTGTCCTCGGCGACGCCGACCGGCGCGAACCGAGCGACTCCCGCCACGGCGACCATCACGAAGGTCAACCGCGACACGGGCGTGCTTACGTTCGCTGATGGCACCTTCGCAGGCACCAACTGGGCCGCAAACGATTACATCTCGGCGAGCGGCGACAACGCGAACGCCAGCGGCTCCGGCAATAAGGTGCTCGGTCTGGCGGACTGGATTCCGACCACGGCGCCGACCACGGGTGACTCGTTCCTCACGGTCGATCGCTCGGTCGATGCGACTCGCCTCGGCGGGCTCCGCATGGACGTGAGCGGGCTGAACCCGGAAGAGGGGCTCATCACGGTCCTCAGCCGACTTGGCCGCGAAGGCGGGCGCCCGGACCATGCCCTCACGAACCACCTCGACTTCCGGAACATCGAGTTCCAGCTCGGGTCGAAGGTCGTCTACAAGCAGATGGCTGTTGGTGAGATCGGCTTCACCGGAATCGAGGTCATCTCGGGAACGGGACGAGGAACCTGCACCCTGCTGGCGGATCAGGATGCTCCGGCCGGACTCCTCTACGCGCTCCAGATGGACACGTGGAAGCTCCACTCGCTGGAAGAGTGCCCGATGGTGCTCGACCTCGACGGGAACAAGCTGTCGCGCGTCTACAACGCCGACCAGTGGGAGGCGCGCATCGTGTACTTCGCAAACACGGCTTGCGACGCGCCCGGCTTCAACGGTGTCGCCACGATGCCGAGTTAGTAGGCTGACCGGGTAGAGGCCACAGGCGGGTTCGAGTCCCGCCGCCCGGCTTGCAGTACCTCCCGCGCACTCTCGTTCGGGAAAAAGGAAAGAAGGCGAGAAACATGGCAAGTCACAATTATGCTCCGATCCGAGCGCTGGATCGTGAGCTGGTGGTGCTGGCAGTAAAGGCGACGGGCGGCGGGGCGGCGGCTGACCTCACCGCGCTCAGTGCCAGAGCGGGCGTCACATCCATCAACTACAACGCGGCCACCGGCAAGTACACGGTGACTCTCGATGCGAAGTATCAGGAGCTTCGGCACCTCTCGGGTACGGTGCTCGATCCCACCGCAGTTGATGACTGGGAAGTGGTTTTGGAGACGGATCTCACGGCCAATACCGCCACGTTCAACATCTGCGTGTTCAAGGGTGGCGTCCTCACCGATCTGACGAGCGATGAGAAGCTCATGTTGCTCATCGTTCTGAAGAACTCCTCGCGGTAACTCGGAGGCACGCTCATGACCGCCGTTGCGCTCTCGATACTGCGAACCCGCTCCAAGCGGCGCGCTGACATGGAGAACGCCTCCTTCGTCGGTGATGCTGAATGGCTGGACTACATCAACGAGGGAGCGAAACGGCTCCATGAGCTGCTGGTGGGCGCCTACGGGGAGGATTACTTCAAGAAGACGTCCGCCTTCAACACGGCCAACGGAACGAGCGACTACCCGCTTCCTTCCGACTTTTTCAAGTTGACGGGTGTGGACCTAACCGTTAACAGCAAGCCGGTTTCACTGAAGCGGTTCATGGAGCCCGAGCGCAACGCCTTCCGGAACGTCTCGGCAATCAACTGGTTCAGCGTGCCGCGCTACAAACTCGAAGGAAACAATCTGCGGCTCTATCCTGCGCCGGCCTCCGTGCTCGCGGGTGTAATCATCTACATTCCGGTGCTTCAGGTTCTAGTTGGAGGCTCAACATTTGCAACATCCTTCGTGAACGACAGCGACACGTGCGACTTTCCGAATGGCTGGGATAAGTTTATCACGGCCTATGCCGCGGAACAGGCACTCATGAAGGAGGAGTCCAGCACGCGCGAAATCCGAAGCCAGCTCGACCGCTGGGAGGCGGAACTCGTAGCGATGGCTTCCGACCGCGACGCGGCGAACTCGGTTCAGGCAGTAGATCACGATCTAGAGGATCTTGATCCGAGGTGGTGGTAAATGGGCCTCAGTCTGTTTGATCGTCTCCAACACCCTGATGAGTTGGTAAACCGCATTCAGGATCGGATGAAAGCCGTAATCAACGCTGTCATCCAGAAACCGCTCGTGGATGGTCATCTGGTGACGGCCACCGTAGCGCCTGCTCAAACAGCAGTGGCGCATAAACTAGGAAGGTTACCAAGGGGGTATTTCGTGGTTAGTGGTCAGGCCAGCATTATCGGCCTATCAGCGGCGGCTGATACTAATTTCCTGTACGTGTCAAGCAGTGGCGGTAGCGAGACTGTAACTTTCTGGGTGTTCTAATGGCGCTTATCAAAGAGAGCGTGGATGTGCCGTTCGTCGGGGGCCTGGATCTCAAGTCGGATGACGTGTTCACGATGCCGAACAAGGTCACGAAGCTTGAAAACGGCCGTTTCGTGGAAAAGAACACGCTCGGCACGCGCGGAGGTTTCAACCCCCTTTTGACCGGAACAGCGTATAGCGGCTCAAGCCCGAGCGCCCCTTACCGCATTTCGCGGCGCGAGACAGAACTGTTCATCGAGAGCGCCACTGGAGTACATGCAGCCGACGTAACAGGGAACAAGTGGAAGCGCGTATCCGGTGCCATCAATCGCGCTTCCGCAGAACTGTCCGCGGTAACACACCCCATCACGGACGTGCTGGAGTCCGACATGGCGGGCGAGAGCCTTAGCGGGATTCAGGTAATTGTCTGGACCGATCAGAGTTCCGGAGGCGGCTTCGTGCCGCTCGCGTATATTCAAGTCCGTCGTGGGACCCAGATTTTACTTCAGCAGGCCTTGACTTCAACGGAGTCGTGTTGCCCTAGAGTCGTACACTCGGCCGCTGATTTCAAGTTCTACATCTATTGGATTGAGAATGTGTCCGGAACCGGGACCATAAAGTCTTGCACGCTTCTAGAGACGCTTCCTACTACGCTGAGTGCGACGAACACTGTAGAAACTACCTACATGTTGGCTAGTACTTCAGGTGCCACTACCGGCATCCCGATGATCGGTTTCATGGATGTGGTGGTGAACACGGCCACTACGGGAAGTAACATCTTCCTTTGCCACCGCTCCGTTACGGGGGGCTCGGTCGGCGGTGTGCGCCATCTAAGAATCAGCATATCTGACGGGTACACAATTTCCAGTTCATCGGCCACGCCAGTGGCCACCTGGGCTTCCGGTACTGCGGTTGAAGGCATCAGTGTGTGTGTTGCGCCGGAAATCGGTGGGCCGGGTGGTACCGCAAACTATAGCTGTTGGATCAGAACCGCCACATCTACGGACGGTGTTATCCAGCTTACTACCGCTGATTTTAGTTTTACCTTCGCTGTAGGCGCTACAGGCGGTGCCCCGACCGGTCGCATTACGGCAATCACAGATCCGGCAAATGATGACTTCACGTGGTGCGCTTGGGATGAAGGTGTTGCAGGCTCGACGACCAGTCGTGTGGTACTAGGTCGCGCCCAGATTGATGGAAGTGGTGGCTTCACCGTAGGACCCACCACCATGGTCAGGAGCCTGGGGCTGGCGACCGGATTTTTCTCGGTAAACGGCACCACCTCCCTTTACCTTGGCCTAAACCTCTTCTCGACCATACAACCTACCTTCTACGCGGTGGAGGCCGTAACGTCCGCAGCGGTAGTCACGAGCGCGCACGATGTTTGCGTGCACATGAGTTGTCTCGCTGCGCCCCTCAAGAATCGCTGGCAGAGTCGCGGCGTACCGCGCCCCATGGCAGGCGGCAGCGTAATTCCCGTCTTTCGCGGTAGCCAAGATGTGATCAGCTTGGGAACTACTGTTCCGGTCAACAACGTGGCAGACACCAATCGAACACCAATTGGGTTAGACCTGCTCATGCTGGTATTCGGTGCCAATGCCGGCCTCAATTTTGTAGAAGTCGACAAGTCAACGGTCCTGGCTGGCGCCGACCCTCAGTTCTTTGACGGGGCCACGCTGGCAGAACTCGGATTTGAGTACTACCCCGAGACCCCGCTCGCCACCGCGGGAGGGGTCGGGACGCTTCCCGCTGGCACCTACGGTGTGACGTGCCTCTATGAGTGGACCGATAGATGGGGGCTGGTTCACCAGTCCGCCCCAGCCGTGCCCACGTCGGTGGTGGTGGCGCTGAACCAACGCATCACCGTGACGGTGCCCACGCTACGTCTTACTAAGAAAAGTGGTGTTCGGATTGTAGTTTATCGAACGATAGCAAATGGATCCGTTTACTACCGTGTCCAAGGTGATGTGCTATACAGCAACTCGACACTCAACGTCACTACAGCCGACACAATCGCACTTGCGTCCGAGAGTCTGGCGGATCTTACCGTGCAGACAGGTGAGTTGCTCCCCACCACAGGTGGGGTTATCCCGGCCGAGATGTTCCCTTCGTGCAAGTTCGTGACGCTTCACCAGAGCCGGCTGTTCTTTTCGGGTCTGCTGGAGCAGCGCATGCAGTACACGGAGGAGAGGCAAGGCACGTTCTTCCCGTGGACGAATGCCGGTGTCTATTACCTGGACGTGGCCGGGGAGGCGGGGCGCTGCACGGCCACGGCCTCGATGGATGACAAACTCATCGTTTTCCAAGAAGGCCAGATCGGGGCACTGTTCGGTCGCGGCCCTAACAGACTAGGTGTGGACAACTCGTTTTCAAACGTCGTGACCGTCATAAGTAACTACGGTCACGACTGGGTGTGTTCGTTCTGCATCGTGAAAGATGGTGAAGGCATCTGGTTCCGCGACCGGCGCGGGCTCCGTCACCTGAACCGAGGGCTCCAGATTTCGGTGGAACAGAACGGCAGGCCGCTGGGTGAAGAGGTGGACTCGAAGGTAGGGCCGGCACCTGCGTCCGGAGCGCCTTTTCCGAAAAGCGCGGTCTACCATGACGAGCAAGATCAAGTCCGCTTCTCGATGGGCTTTCCCGGTACCGGAATCCTGGTATACGATGGCGTAAACAAACAGTGGAGTGAGTACAAGAGCGCGGCCGGCGCGGCCGGTAACTTTTACGATGCAATCATGTTGCCTCGGGGCGGCGGACTGATTTCGACGGAGGGCGCGGCCTACGTTTACCTGAACAGCGCCGGGCAAACATACTATGAGAGCATGAACACGCTCAGTGATCTTGAAGTCGGGGGTGCGGCTACGGCGGTAGTCCTCCGACTGACCACGGCATGGCTGAAGCTATCCACCATTCAAGGTTTCCAGCGCATCTACAAGGTGCTTGTAGTCGGTGAACTGTCGGCGCTCGGCGGGGCGTTTCACGAATCTAACGGCGTGACGCTCCAAATCACACCTGAAGTAGACTACAGTGTAAACGCGCCCACGATCGCTAGCCCAACGTTCTCCGACTGGTCAGAGTTCACGACGCGCTTTCAGGTTGCGCACAAGCCTACCGTTCAAAAGTGCGAGGCGATGAGGTTCACGATCGCGTACTCCAGCAAGTACGGAGGCGCTAAGTTTTCGAGCCTCGCGCTTGAAATCGGCAAAAAAGCAGGTACAATGAAAACTCGCAGTGCACAGAGGTTCTAGACCATGCCACGATACAACAGAGCACCCCTTGGTGGCCCGATTGAGCGCGGGCTAAGGAACCATGCTGAGCGCCCGCAGTATGACGGCTCACGTCGTCCTACGTACAGCGGCGGTGATCCGTTCAAAACTTACGATTTTGACCATGAAGTCAACACGATCGGCAACTCCACGCGCGATTTCGAGCGCGGACTCGCTGATGTTGTAGGTGGTGTATCGGATCTGTTCTTCCCTCCGGGTTTCGAGCCGGAAAGCCCTTATCAGGCTGATGCAGGGGCGTACGGAATGCCCGGCTACGATGCGTGGCAAAAGATGCTCGGGGCGGGTGGTGCGGCGGCTGGTGGGCGCAACGTGTTGAACATGGATCAGGCGAATCAGGCGCGGGGTGTTCAGACCGGCCTCATTCAACAGCTTCAGGCGCAAGCGAGGGGTGACGGACCGTCCATTGCTCAAGAGCAGCTTAAACAGGCGACGGATCAGAACATGGCGCAGGCTGCTGCGCAGGCCGCGTCAGGCCGGGGAGCTGGTGCAGGTGGCGCAGCGTACCAAGTCGGCAACCAGCGCGCCGCCGCGGGTCAGAAAATGGCTGGTGACTCGGCCGTGCTACGTCTCCAAGAGCAGATGCAGGCACAGAACATGCTTGCCGGTGTCTCTGGTCAGATGCGTGGCCAAGACCTCAGCTCGCAAGGTCTGAACCTTCAGCAGACCTCGATGAACGACGATCTTGTCAAGTTCTACACGCAGGCCGGGCTCTCGCTGGAGCAGGCGCAACAGCAATCGAAGCAAGCACTGGAAGAGATGCGCGTCAAACAACAAATCGAGTTCGAGAAGATTAAGGCCGGCGCTGCGGCGGGTAATCAGGGTGGCGGCAGCGGTCTCGGCGGCATGCTCTCGATGTTCGGAATGGGGTAACAAATGGCCTCTCCAGGGTTCAAAATAATTGGCGCGCTGCTCAAAGGTAAAAAGAAAGCCGATGAGGAGGAGGAGGAAGATGACCTGAAGAAGGCTCAAGACGCTGCTATCTCGCTGGACGCAACCGACTCGACACCAAAGTGGAACGCAGGGGACCACGCGACGCTGCGCCTGGACGGCATCGGGGACGTGGTGGTCCCTCGCGGTGACATGAGTGATGAGGACTGGAACGGTTTCATCAATGACGCGAAGGCGAAGCAGAAGCTCCGCGGCGAGACCGTGGTGGAGACCGTCGAAGACAAAGCGAAGGCGGCCGAAACAGGGAAAAGCGGCTACGAGGCCCGCCCCAAGTCGGACTATATGGAGGTCTACGTAGGCAAGGGGCGCGGTGAGACGGCCGTGGTCCCTCGCGGCGACATGGACGAGACCACCTGGAACGCGCTGAAGAACCGCGCCAAGAAGATGGGTGTCTTCCGCGGCTCGAACGACACCATCAAGGAGAAGATCCAGAACGCCGAGTCAATCGTTTCGAACCCGGAACTGGAAAAGCGTGTTGGCCCCATGTCGGAGTCTACCGGCATGGAGGACGGCATCGAGCCAACGCAGACGCCTCAGCAGATGGAGAACGAGGCGAAGGATCTGAACCAGCAGAAAAAGGACACCGAGGACCTGGAGGTCCAGCGGGCTGAGGGCGGTGCGCCAGGCATCAAGGGTTTCGTACAGCGCGGGCTCACTTCCGCCGCGCCACAGTCGCGCGGGACCGTGGAGATCGGTGACGCGGAGATTGGTTCGGAGCGCGCCCTCAACAAGGGCATGAGCCGGCAACTCGGAAAGGCGGCGACATCCCAGCAGGATCAGCGCGCGGTGGTCGAGAACGCGCTCGCGCCCGTGCGCGCGGCCGGCGAGGCGGCGCTTGCGGGCACGCAAGGCGGCGCCTACGGAATCGGCCAGGGCGCGCGCGAGTTCCTCAGCACGTCTCCGCTTACGCAAGGTGCGCGCTTCGGCATGGCGGCGGCGGGCATGGCCAAGGAAGGGCTCGGCGAGCTGGCGCAGGACGCCGGCACGTTCGCGGCCGGTCTCACCGGAGCGCCCCCGCCCAAGTCGGACGTGATGGTGCCGCCCCCGGCGCCGCAGAGCCCTGCTCGCGCACCGGATGCCACCGGTATGCCGGCGCAGGCACCGGTTCAGACTGGCGCGGCTCCCGGAATGGGGTCCATGTCGATGAAGGCCGGCATGCAGACTTCAGGAGCGCCAAACGTGCAGCTTCCGAAGGACCGCACGGCCGAGATCGATGCAGCTTATTCGCAAGGTGCACGCGCGCAGATGGCGCAAGCGGACCTTCAGGCAAAAGGCCTGGAGCAGAAGCGCTCAATGTTCGAAGCTGGCCTAAATGAAGATGTTCGCCAGCAGGCGCGGCTTGGTGAGGTGACCGAGCGTAAGCGCGTGGCGCTCGAAAAGCCGATGCAGATTTACTCGCAGATGGTTACCGAACTTCAGCAGCCCACACAGAAGGTGGACCCACACCGCTGGTGGAACTCGCGCTCTACCGGTCAAAAAATAATGCTTGCACTCGGTGCTTTGCTGACGAAAGGTGGCAACATTCAGGCTGTACAACACGCCATCGATGCTGACATTGGTGCACAGCAAAGCGATATATCGAACGATTTGAACAGAAAGAAGACGCTGCTTGGTGCGTCTGAAAACATGATTCAGATGATTCGTGCAAACGGGGCTGATGAGGTTCAGTCCATTCAACTTTATCGTGCTCTTTCTTGGGACATGGTAGCGAAGCGGCTGGAGATGGTCGCCGCCAACACCGACAGTCAGACTGTGAAGCTGAAGGCCGAACAAAACATCGCTGAATCGAATGTGAAGCGAAACCAAGTTCTCAACGAAATGGAGCGATACACGGCCGATCTTGAAATACGCAAGATGAACGCTGAGCGTGAGTGGGCCGAATCCTCTTGGAGAAGCGGTGGTGGAGGACCTAAGACCGGCAAGGTTGAGAAAATCAAGGGCCCCCAACTTACGAAAATCGCCGCGCTCAAGTCGGCAATCGGGAAGCTTGATCAACTCAGCCGCTCCTACGGCGGTATCAACAGCGGGGCCATGGGCGGCTTCCCGGAGGCCGGTGTTAACGCACTGACACGTAATCTCCCCAAGACCGGAGCCGCGCGGTTCGACTACGACGCGCAGTTCAACCTCTCTAACATCGGCACCGAGTTGAACAACGCGGGCGTCATCCAGCCGGGCGAGGTGGCGCGATTTGAGAAAATGAACGTGAAATCCTCCGATCCGGACACCCCGTTCAAGCTCCGCTCGATGAGAGAGGATCTCCAGCGGCGTCTGAGTGACATGGTGAAGACGTTCGAGGCGGCCGGGTATGGGACGGAGGGCCAGCTTCCGCCCGAGGTCTCCACGTTCGAGCCGGACGAGGCGGCCGAGTAATGGCCAAGGTGCGCGTCATCGCCCCGGATGGCCGGGCAGGTTCGATCGAGGACTCCGAGCTGGAGGCCGCGAAGGCGGCGGGCTACACGGTCGAAACCGAGAAGGACGTGAAGCGGCGCGGCTTCGAGTCGCAGGGCCTCCGCACGGCCGCGGAAGGTGCGGCGCGCTCGGTGACGCTCGGGCTCTCGGATCCGTTCATGAAGGGCTACGGGGTGCCAGCCGAGGACATCGCCGGCCGGCGCGAAGCGAACCCAGGTGCCGCGCTCGTGGGCGAGCTGGGAGGCGCTATGCTCCCCATCGGTGGCGGGCCTCTCGCGGCCAAGGCGGGCCTCGCAGTTGAGCGTGCGGTAGCCGGCGCGGCCCCGACCGCGTTCCGGACGCTCGGCGCCAAGGCGGCCGGAGGTGCGGCAGGGGGCGGGCTCTGGGGACTCGGTGCTGCCATCTCGGAAGATGCGCTCTCGGACGGTGACCGTCAGCTTGCAGGTGAGAAGCTCTTGGCGATCGGTGGCGGTGGTGTCGTGGGCGCCGGGCTCGGCGTGATCGAAGGCGCGCTCGGGATGGCCGGAAAGGCGGCCGTCAACAAGCTGGCCGGTCAGTCGCTGCGAGGTAAACTCTCCGAGTTCTCGGAAGAGGTGATGGTGCGGCAGATCGCCCAGCAGTCCGACTTCAAGAAGATGAACCTCTTCGACCGTCGCCGCGATGTTGGCCGGTACGCGATTGAGAAGGGTTGGGCGAAGGAGGCCGCGCTCGGTGGCGTGGAGGCACTCCACTCCGCTGCGGCGGCCGATAGCGAGCAGATCGGCCTCCAGATGAGTGGCGTCCTGCGGCAGGCGGACTCCCGCGTTCACGGCGTGGACACGGCGCGCATTCTTGTACGCGCTCAGAATGATGTGCTCCAGGCGATCGAGAAAGATCCGCTGATGAAGCCTTCTTACGCGGCCGTGAAGAACTACGTGGATGAGCTTCAGACGCGCCCCTACTCGTTCGAGGAACTGTGGAGTCTACAGAGCAACCTGCGCAAGAAGGTGGGGCCAACCGAGCCTACCGTGTTCAAGGAGTCGCTCTGGAAGCTCCGCAAGATCATCCGCGATGAATTGATTGATCAGGCCGAGTCGATCTCTCCGCACTTCGGGGTTCAGCTCAAGAAGCTAAACAAGCACTATGGACTCTCGGAACAGATTGAGCAGCTTGCCGAGAAGCGCCTCATTCAGCAGGAAGGTAATCGCTACGTTGGTGCATCTGACTACCTCGCAGGAGGCGCCGCTGCGATTGCAGGCGCTACTACTGCTGGCCCGGCTGGCGTGCTCGTCGGAGGCGTCGCCGCGCTCGCCAACAAGTTAGCGCGGGAGCGCGGTGGATTCGCCATCGCCGAGATCGGAGACCGTCTTGCGAAGTCGAAAGTCATCGGAAACATGGCCTCCAGTTTCAAGAAACGTGTGGACACCATGCTTCGTGAATCACCGGAGCTGCTGGGTGCCTACCGCGTTCCACTTGAGCAGGCCGCCGCCCGAGGCGCGATGGATCTTCTCGGAACGCACATTCAGCTCATGCAGCACGATCCTGAGTACGCCGGTCACATCGGTGTGGTGGAGGAAGACCCTCAACTGACCGGCGAGTATCTCCAAAAGGGCGAGCAGATTAGCGCGGTCGGCGGCATCTTGACGGGCTTTGACGCGCAGGCTGATGGCGCCATGGATAGGTTCCTCGGCCGCGCCGCGGGTCGACCGGGCGCCCCGAAGCAGGCGAAGCGCTCCTTGGCAGACTTCAACAGCCGAATTACGTCGCTCACAGCGTTAGCGCAACAAGGCGGGGCACATCTTCCTAGTTTGGACGGTGTGGCGCCGGAGACTTCCATGATGCTTCAGATCGCGTCCTTGAACGGGGCAAACTTCCTGCTGGAGAAGGCGCCAAAGAACCCGTTCGCCGGCCAGATGGCGGCGCTCTCGAAGCCCTGGAGCCCCTCCGAGGCGTCGCTCTCGAAGTGGTATCGCTTCGTGGAGGCGATCGAGCGGCCCCAGCACGTGCTGGAGGAACTGGCAGGTGGATCCGTGATGCCGGAGCACGTGGAAGCCATGGCGGCCGTTTATCCGAAGCTGCTGGAGGATCTGCGCCAGCGGATGCTCTCGCGCATGTCGGAGCTGGAGGATACGCTTCCTTACTCAAAGCGTCTGGCGCTCTCTGGATTTCTCGGCACGGACATCCTGGGCCTGTCCTCGGAACAGTTGATGCTCCTGCAAGGGTTGCATGGCGAGGCCCAATCGCCGAAGATGGGCGGGTCGCCTGACGGACGCCAAGACGTGAACCAAGAGAAAAACCTGGAAACCCAGGCCCAACGAATGGAGAAACGAGCATGAAGCCGATTTTGAAGTACCTGTTTACGGCGGTGGCGTTCTCCACCGGAATCGTTTGCGTGGCACTTGCCGACACGACCAACGGAACGGTCGTAGGCTCGGATCTTCTCGTCAAGTCGAAGACGATCACGGTTGCGGACGCCGTGGCCACCCAGGTGGCTGCGCTTACCTCGATCTCGGGCGTATCCATCGATCGCGGCGGCGGTGTGGCGGCGGTGGTCTGTGCCGAGTCAACTCGGACGATCACCAGCGGCACCATGCGCGCCTACGTGTTCATGCCGGAGTTCGAGCCGAACCGCGATGCCGGCGCGGGCGTAAGTTACCTCTGGCTTCCGTACCCCCCGCTGGACTTCACGATCGGCGGAACTACACAGCGCTGTCATGCCAGCGGCGACAAACAGAGCTTCTCGGGAATCGGCCGTATCACTTGGCTCGCGGACACGGTGGTTGTCTCGGCCGGTACGACCGTCGTGCTGACTCACTCAGTTCGTAAAGGAATGCCTAAATGAAAAAGATCATTCTCTGGTGTTCGGCCGCTGTTTTGTCGCTGACGGTGGTCGCGGCGCCGCTCGTGATGGCGCAACCAGTTCAGGGCGATAACGCAGGGACCGGCCCGGTGATCGGGACCGCCGGCACATTCGGTAGTACGGTGACCGCCGACAACTTCGTGGCCACTGCCGCTACCGTCAACTACACGATGTCTAGCAACGGTAGGCTTTACTACCAGGGAGCTGGAAGCAACTACGTTAAAGGAAATGCCAGCGGCCATCTTGAAGGTACGGCCGGGTTCCAGTCCAGTATTGCGAGCGGGAGCGACGGTTTTGTCTTTACTAACGAAGGTGAGATTCAGTGGCCGGACACGAAGATTGCCGAGTCGGGCACCACAGTTGTTGTTACTGCGGCCTCCGGCATACAGACCACTGGCGACACCATTTCGATGACCAACACATCCAGCCAAAGCTTTTATTGCGCTGGGGCCACTGGGCTGTGTGAGTTTGTTAGCAACCTGGGTGACGCAACGACTTCGCCAACTGTCGGTGCCGTTCGCATCAAGGCAAACAACAATATCGCAGATACAGACTTGATTGCCGCATTCACGAACTCAGCGAACATCACCGTGGCCGGAGTCAACGAAGATGGCGCCGTGGATATCGGCTCGTTCACGGATGACTCCGCGACCACCGGAAACCGCACGGTCAACAAGCAGTGCGGCATCAACGCCTTCGCAGCCGCCGCGACCGCAATCACCATCACCAACTCCTACGTGACGGCGGCTACGGCTGTATTGTGTACGTTGAACACGAACGATGCGACCGCGACGCTTAAGAACTGCGCCACAGCGGCGGGTTCCTTCACCGCCACCATCACAGCCGGTGCCACCGGCACCACGAAGCTCGCGTGGTGTGTGGTCGGATTTTAACCTGGAGGGCATAAAATCATGAACAAGTTCATTGCCGTTGCAGTCCTGTTTGCCGCCTGGGCATACGCTCAGACGTGCATCGTTTCGGCGCCCCCGGCGCCCCCCAACCCGCGCGAGATGGTGGTCAAGTTCACCAATCCGGATGGAGGTTGCCGTCCCTGCGTCGCGGTCGCGGTCGTCAACAACGGAGCCCGCCCGAACGAGTACCCTCAGCACAATGCGAAGTGCGACAACGCCTGTGCCATCGCACGACAGGCCGCCGCAAACGATAACGGCTGGGATGACGGTGGCGTACCGTGAAATACCTTGCGCCCATTCTGCTCCTTTCCTGTGGCACCATTAGGCCCACGCTCGATGTCACGTGCGAGACGGCATGTGGTCTACGGTTTCTCGGAGACTTCCAAAGCTCGAAGGAGTACCCCGAGGGGTCCACGCTCTGGACTTGTGAGGCCCTTCAGGTGGTGGAGCAGGCCATGCTCACGCAGTTTCCCAAGGTAAACGATGCGCGATTTAAGAGCACCTGTGAGGTGCTCAGCACATGGACCCTGTCCATGCACGAGAAGGCTTTCTGGAAAGAGCCCGGCTTCTCGCACACCATTGCCGGCTTGACCGACTGCCAGAGCCGCCACAGCGTCATATCGAACTCACCGAGCGACCGCTCCACGCTTCCGCACGAGATTGCTCACGCTGTTCAGGACTGCACGCCGAACGATTGTGCTCACCCCGGTGATGATGACCACCATGCCTGTTGGGCCGAGAACGGTATCTACCGCGCCCTCAGCAACAGTAACCTGGATGCTTTCAGGCACATGCCTTCCGATCTGATAATTCGGAGAGACGGGGGCTCGTGAGCCTTGGAACGTTCAGACGGCTCCAAACCCGGAGCCTATACACGGTAGCCGCCACGCTTACCACGGTGGCCGTCTATGACACGACGGGGCATAGCGTCGTGAACGTGGAGATTCAAAACCCGTCCGGCGTGGATACCATCAACGCACAGGTGGAGTGCGCCACCGACTCAGCGGGGCCGTGGGATGTAATGGAGTGGGATGGGCTACAAGCGATTCTTCCCGGAGAAACTAGAAACGAGTCGTTCTCGAAAATGGGGAAGACGTGGATTCGAGTCCGCGCCGTGAGCACCGGCAGCGCCATCCCTAGCGTTCCGGTATCCTTCCACATGGAAAGCGCATGAGTCTCGTCCCGCTACTTCTGTTGGCCCAGCTCGGCCCCACCACACCGTCCCTCTCACGAGAGGAGCCGGTGCAACTTTATGACGAGAGTGCGCGTCTCGGACACGTCTCACGCATCAACTGCTCCGGCGCAGGGATCACCTGTACGCGCAGCGGCAATACCGGGACGGTGACGGTTGCAGGCGGCAGTGGCGCACCTACTGACGCCACCTATTGGGTTGGCGCAGCACACGCCAGCCTCTCGGCTGAAATCAACCTGGGCGCGCTCGGCACGGGGCTGGTCATCAACACCACCGGCACGCCGAGCATCAAGGGATCCAACACCTGCACGAACCAGTTTCCTCGCTCCGACAACGCCAGCGGGACATGGACGTGCGCGAGCGTGGCTGACGCGGACCTCGCCTCGAGCTACTCGGGCGTGGGCACGTGCACCAACCAGTTTGCCCGCGTACTCAACGACAACGCGGCCCCCACGTGCGCGAGCGTCGTCTCGGCGGACATGAACATCACGACGACGAGCTGCACCAACCAGTTCGTGACCGCCATCTCGGCGGGCGGTGTCGGCACCTGCACCACCGACACGCTCGCAGGCGCGCAGCACGCCAATCAGGGCACCACGACCACCGTGCTCCACGGCAACGCGGCGGGGAACCCTTCGTGGGCCGCGGTGACGCTCAACACCGACACGACCGGCGTGCTCAACGTCACGAACGGCGGCACGGGTGCAGCTCCGGGCGCTGGCGACCAACTGCTCGTGAGCGACTCGACGGCTGCCGCAACGTGGCGGTCGGTGCCTGACTGCACGGACACGGGTGGGAACCACCTGAACTACACTGCCGCCAGCAACACCTTCTCGTGCGGCACCAGCGGCGGCGGGAGCGGCTACAACCTCATCGAGGAAGACGGGACGCCACTCACCGCCAGAACCACCATTGATTTCACGGGCGCCGGCGTCACCTGCTCGGACGTTGCTGGCGAGACCCGGTGCAACGTTCCAGGCGGCTCCGGCAACATCGGCAGCTTCACGGTGACATTCGGCACAGACGCCATCAGCCGCTACGAGAGCGACGAGGCCACCGTCTCCGCCGCGTGGGTCGGCGCGTCGTCTGACATCGTGCTGGTGCCGAAGTGTCACGTGGTGGTCGGCAACAACACAGTCGAAAACTGCTTCGTCTCGCGCCTTCAGTGTGCCGTCGTGAGCGTCAGCGCGGGCGTCTCGTTCAACGTCCGCTGCCACGCAGAAGCGACAGCCAGCGGCAGCTACACCATCACGTACACAGGAGCATGATCATGAGACTTATCGCATTACTTGCGTTGCTGCCGACCATAGCGCTCGCACAGGGCGTCACCATCAAGAGCGGTGCCAGCACCGACACCGCCACTATCGACACGAACAAGAATCTCCGCACCAACCTTGGCCCATCAACGAGACAGTCGTTCACGGCGACGAGCAGCGTGCTGGTCACGACTGCCATCTACTCGCTGAGCCTCGAAGCGCCAGCTGCGAACGGCATCAAGATTTCGCAAATCTGCGTGGGCTACAGCATCGGGGCCACTGCGGCGGGCACTATCGTCACCACGACCATCAACCGGCGCACCACCGCAAGCTCCGCGGGTACGGCGTTGACCAACAACGGCACGGGTGCCGATGCTGTGACCGACCTGAACGGTGCTGCGACCGCATACGGCGGCATCGCTCGACGCACCGGTACGTTGGGCACCATCGGCGCCAGCATCGATGCCTGGAGCTTCAGACAGAGCGTGCTGGCTGCTACCACCAGCAATGACACTGGCCCACCTGCACACATCATGTGCAAGCAGTACGGCGTGGACGGAGCGCAGGCGCTCACGGTGCCCAGCGGCGTGACGAACGGCATCAGCGTGGTGGTGAGCGCTGGTGGCGCAGGCTCGGTCGCAGTCGGGTCGATTCAGATTACCTTTATCTCGGAGTGACAATGCTTCTTGCGATCTGCATTCTGGTAGGGCTGAATGTCGTTCTGAGTTTCTTGCTGGTCGTGCTGGTGACCGGCTTCTCGCGAACGAGGAAGGCTGTGGACTGGCTTCAGAACTTCGCCGATGAGGGTCTCGCGCTCGCGAAACATGCCAAGGCGGCCCATCTCTCGAACAAGCAAGCCTTCTCCGCAAGAGATGAAGAGGAGGAGGCTGTCCGCTGGGTGGTGGAGCGTGCCGCTAGCGTGAAGGTGAAATGCACTCGTGCTCAAGCCGCCAAGCTGGTGGCCATTCGGAGGTCATCGTGATTAAGGAAGTCATCATTGACGTTGCAATTTTTCTGGCGCTCATAGTGTGTGTGGGCGCGTTCCGCGATCGGCAGTGCCACGGAGGCGACCATGGCGCCGAAAACCGAAGCGGAAGCACGTCTCGCCCGTAGACGCAAGAAGTGGCTTATCCGGGCCGGCGTCGCGATCTCCGGCATCGGGCTAGGCTACCTCTGCCCCTCGTTCCCGGAGAGCCTTCAGGCGTTCTGTCACCTCTTCGCGAAGGCACTTTCCCTGTTAGGAGGATCACCGTGACGCGCGAACTCATCCACCGCGATATCAACCTGGACCTCGCCTACCCGAAGTTCCTGGAGCGCCTCCTTGAGGCGAAGGCGAAGGCGAAGGAGCGCGGCGCCAACTACCTGTCGACCGAGATGCACCGTGCCATGGAGCGCTCGCGGGTGCTTTACCTGAACTACAAGAAGAACGGCGGCCCCCGAGCCGCTCCACCTGGAGCCAGCGGCCATAACTTCGGCATCTGCTCCGATGAGGCGCTGATCGTCAAGCCGAGCCCGAACCGCGTCATCCGCTGGAACCCGGAGGATTACAACATCCTCTATGAGGAACTGGCGAAGGTGGGACTGAAGAACGGCTCCGGCTACAACGATTGGCCACACGTGGACTTTCCTGGGTTTATAACGGCCGAGGAGTTGAGGCCGCTTCTACAGATTTGGGAGAACAGCCCGAATCTCCCGACACTGGACCGTCTCAAGGAAGTGTGGAAGTATCTCGATCTCCACACTTGAAAGGAGAAGTTCATGTTCGCAGTGATTTTGCAGGCAGCGGGGGGCGGGGTTGACGCATCACAGGAAGCCGTTCAGGCCTTACTCGATGGAGCGGCACAAGGTAACGTCGTACTGGCGATCGTTGGCGGGGTTGTCCTCGCTGCGCTCGTGGTGCTCGGCATCCTGAAAAAGGATCACCCTCTCGTCCAGCCGATCGCCGGGATTTTGCTCAAACTCGGGCGCACTTTCTCGAAACCGAAGGCGAATCCAGCCGATCAGCAGGGTGTTGCCGCGGTTGTTCCGATCAAGAAGTTGGATCAGGAGCAGAAGTGATTTTGAGGGCCACGCTGTTGGCCCTCCTGTTGGCCTCCTCTGCGATGGGCGCGCAGGGTGAGGCCATCAGTTTTGACCAGCCTCTACAGTGCGGCAAGCACCTTCTTCCCCCCAGCGTGTGTTACCCGATGGAAGCTTTTCAGGTAATGGACGCGGAGGTGAGGCGGCTTCAGGCAGTTGAACAGGACGCTAAGGCGGCTGGTGATCGGCGCTTGATCTTTTTCGCAACTGGGGCGATACTCGGAGCGATAACTGGGCTGTTACTTGGAGGCTACATCGCGTGGACCCTGCTTCGATAACGTGCCCTTGTGGTCGCGGACCCAGAAGAAGCTTAGGTAAAAAATGCCTGAAGTGTATAGCCGAGTACAGTCAGCGTGCCCGTGATCGCCGCAAACAGACTCACGATACGGACGCCAACCTCCCTTCGATTGACTCCGACTTCGCCAGCCTGAAGCCCTCCGACTTCGAGGTTGCCGTAGGTAACCAAGGCGGCACCGATCCCGAGGCCGCCAAGTCAAAGCGCCAAGAGTTCGCGCCGGCTATGGGACAGTTCGCCCAGTCGCTACAGCAGGACGGGCTCACAGAGGACTTGGGCGCGTACATCGGGGGCCTCGCTGAGCAGGAGCGACGCTTTTCTAACCGCCGCCTCGCGCGCTCGGTATCTATCTCGGCCGCACACGCCGAGTTATCCCGCGTACTTTTCAAGAAGGTTGCCGAGCAGTTCTTCAACAACAAGCTTACGCCCACCGGTTACGCCACGAAGCCGCAGCGTAAAGACCTGAAGCGCACCGTCGTGCTGGGGCTTAGCGATTTGCACCTCGGAGCTAACCTTGATGAAAAAGGCAACCCGCTCCCGTACCGCGCCATCGAAGAAGCCCGACGCCTCGAATACGTAATGAGGCAGGCCCTGGACTACAAACCTCAGTACCGAGAAAACAGCAGACTTTTCGTGTTGCTGAACGGTGACATTATTGACGGCATGCTCCAGCACGACCAGCGCGCCGGATTACCGCTCGTGGAGCAGAAAGCCGTCTTCTGGCACTACTTCCGCTCGATGATGGGCTACTTCAGCCAGCAGTACCCGGAAGTTCACGTTTATTGCCAGCCCGGCAACCACGGCCGCGACATCGCGCGCCACCCAGGCCGCGCCACCAGCGACAAGTGGGACGGTCACGAATGGGAATGTTACTACGCGCTCCAACAGATGTGCGTAGGTCTCCCTAACGTCAAGTTCGATCTCCAGTTTCGCGCCATCACTGCGGTGGACCTCTACGGCAAGAAGCTGCTGGTGAGTCACGGTGACACCGAGCCGCGTTTCTTCGCACCGGACACAGGCTCTACGCAGAACCAAGCCACCATGGCGACCGTGAACGCCAGCCGCCTGTACGGGTGCGAGTTCGACGCGGCATTCATCGGGCACTTCCACCAGGGGCGCTACCAGCCCCGGCACTGTAGATTGGTCTTCAATGCGGCTCTGGTGCCGCCGAACGGTCACGCGCGCGCCTCGAACTACATCGGCGAGCCCTGCGGCCAGATGCTCTGGGAGGCCGTGGAGGGCCACATCGTTGGCGATCTCCGCTTCATTGAGGTTGGCGCCGCGCAGGACAAGGATGAGCGCCTGGGGCAGCTCCTGACGCCGTTCCGGTTTCCGGACTAGTTTGTCTTAAAAGACAAAATAGTGGTCTTAAACGCTGATTTTTGTCGTAAAGAACAAAGTGTTGACTCTTACGATCAGCCTGCTTCTCGTATCCCCTCCGGGGGATATCTGCGATTTGTACCCTGAGCGGTATACCGCCCCACGGTATAGCGACGAGTGTGCCGGCCAAATCGTGTGCCCGTTCACCCGTTTTGGCCGGGTATGCGTCTGCGCGCCTCCGGTGATCAGTCTGGGCTCGTGGGACCCGCGCGAGTCGCCGGCCGAGTGGTCGCGCTCAAGCTACGGAACGCCGGCTTCGTTCGGGGCGACCGATAAGCTAGAGGTGCTGGAGAACATCAACGTGGACGCCTTCCGGGCGGCCGTGCGAGCCCTGGAGGCCGGCTTTCTGGACAGCGGCCAATACTTCCTGCTGAAGGTCGCCGAGAACGTGAAGAAGGAAATTCGAAAGATCGAGGCCGTCCGATGAACACCCTCCCCTCCGACTCGAAAGAACGCAAGGGCATCCCGATCGCGACCGGATGCCTTTACTACTTCCCGGCCGCGCTCGCCGAGGTTGCCAAGCTCTCCCGAATCGGGAACGAGAAACACAACCCCGGCCAACCGCTCCACCACGCCCGCGGTAAGAGCGTGGATCACGCGGACTGCATCGTGCGCCACCAGCTTGACGCCGGCACCATCGACCCGGACACCGGGCTCGACCACGCCGTGATGGTGGCGTGGCGCGCGCTCGCCCAGCTCCAGGAGCTTCTGGAGTCGCGCGGGGCTCCGCTGGCGCGGGGCGCACGTTTGCCGAACAAGGAGACTCTATGAGCGACGAGAAAAGCAACGGTAGCGCCTCAGGCGGCATCGGCATCGGGACGTGCTTCGCGCTGCTGTTCACGGGCCTGAAGCTCACCGGCTACATCGACTGGAGTTGGCTCTGGGTGCTGGCGCCGCTGTGGGGCCCGCTCGCGTTCATCCTGGTGGTGATCGTGATCGCCATGATCGTGATGCTGGTCAAGGGCGCCGTCTACTAATAGGTGATGTAGAGACTTTCGGTTTTGGCCGACTTCTGTTCCGTGGGGTAACCGGTATGAAAGAGACCATGCCTATCCGTTTGACTCGCTTCGCGAAAACGGATCTCTTTGAAGGTCTCTTTCATGCCTCTCCGGTTAACTCCCAAGACAACCCTCGTTGCCCCAAGTTACCCACCCTTCCCGTGGCGCCCTGGCGAACAGTTCAATTCTGGGGCCGTCCCCGGCAAGTCGAGCGAACAGTGCGAACGGATCGGGCGGTTTCTCGGAATGCTTTGTGACTTTCGCTGAGAACCACGACACCTCGTGCCGAGACGCGGGCTTCACCTTGCCGCGCACGCCGAACACGAGGTGCTCCGTTGCTCCGCGCACCCAATAACCGCACCCAAAGAACGGCCGAGTGCCTGTGCGTTTGTCCGTCTTCGCCCACGTCACCATCCCTCGGTAGTCGAAGCCCCAAGCCGACAGAACATGGAGGCATTTCGGCAAGAGCGCGTTGACCACCCAGATCGCGCAGAGACAGTCCGACGCCGCCCGTGACTGTACAGGCAGCGCCTCGATCTCGGCGAACGTCATCGTTGGGTAGTGCTTGAACTGCGCACCGTGCCAGCCAGTCCCGTCCAGTTCAGACGTACGGGTGGAGTAGGAGTAGCGCCACGGCGGGTCTGCCACGATCAGCCGGAACGGCCCCGCTGGGAGCGGAGGAGCCTGAAGAACTGCGCTTCGGAAGTCATTCATAGAGATCTGCGAGGTAACGATCCTCTCGGGTTTAGCCCGAATCCGGCCCGCGGTGGCCACAGTCTCCGGACGAACTCAGCAAGCGCGTGCCCGCTCTCGCCTATCCGCCGTCCTTCGCGCCGTCGCGCGATCCTTCTAGGCCGTTGCGTGCCCGTAGGTGATCGCCTCGGGACCGCGGGCGCCCTTGCGGGTGCTGGCCTTGACGATCTTGTTGCCGGTCGTCTTCGAGTACAGCTTGAGGTACTTGCGCACGGTCGGCCGGCTGGTCTGCGTGACCTTCGCCAGCGCATCGAGCGTGTAACTGTACCCACGAGAGAAGACCTTATCGAGCGTCTTGAGAACCTGTTCCTTCTTCGCCTTCATGATGCCTGCCTTGGTTAGAGACGCCCACAACTATGCAAGAAGATGCCCACGGCGTCAAGTGTGTTGTGGTCCCTCGCGCCTACACTGATGATGTTATCGAGTTCCTCCGGACGTAGTTTCTTCCGAATTCGCTCCGTCATGATCTTCTTGGGAACCTGCCCCTTCCAGTCGGATGGGTAGTAGAACGCCTTCACCGGCCACCAGCCCGAGAGCGCCCCTACCACGCCCGACAGCTCGATAAGGTCGTTCGGGTCTACGTTTTGCTCGGCCGCTACGTAGCGCTCGCGCGGGTAGTAACGCGGAACCTCCACGTGGAGCTGAAGCTCTTGAGGGAATGGCACGGTAACGCGCGCCCACTCCCAGACGGCTACCGCCATTGCGCGCCACGCCTTGGGCCCTCGCGCCGTCCTTTCCGGGTTGATGATCAGGGCGGCCTTCGTGAGCGCCGGCTGGGTGCCGAGCACGCCCAGCGCGACGCCGCACCAGCGCAGGCCCGGATCGATGGCGATGTTCACAGGTACCTTCCCGGCATCGAAAAGCGCCAGAGGAACCGGAACCGGGATAGGAACTCGCGCTCGGCCTTCGCGGGCGACCAGCCCAGGCGATCGAACCAACCCAGCTTCCAAGGCGCGTCGAGCCGGCCGGTGGCCGTGGTCTTGTGCCAGTCCGGGTGGATCGGCGACTTGAGGTAGAACGCCTCGGTACCGAGAATCTCCGAGTCCATCGCCGTGACCTCTGGGGGCTCGGTCGGCCGGAGATCAAACGCGACGGCGATCACGGTCTGGAGCCGCGCTTCGGCATCACGGTAGCCGCCGAGCTGGGCCTGATGCTTCACGGGGCGCGAAACATCGCCCAGGTACGCCTCCGATGCGTCATGCAGGAGCCCCCAGCGTTGCGTCTCCAGTCCGAAACCGCGATCCTCCAGCTTCCACGAGACGCGGACACAGTGCTCGGCGACGCTGTAGAAGCGGTCCACGTGCCCCACGTAACGGCAGAGCATGGAAAGTGCGCGGGCGATATCTAGGATGTCCACCGCGCCCGGATCGGCGTCAAGGGGGAAGAACTTCTGCCCGCGGTACGTCTGAATCCAGTGCTTGATGTTGCTCATGACTTGACCTCCATCACTACAAGCCACTCGTTCAGACCTACGCCGACGTTGAACGATGGGCCGACCTGCACCTTACGGTATTCAATCGAGTTGCTGTAGGCAATGCGCACCTTTGCCTTATCATCTCGAATGTCAAGGTCCGCCGCAAGGTTCAGGTAATCGCCTGTAGGTAGCCCGATGAACGCGGGATAGTTGCCCGTGTCCCGTTTGTAGCGGAACACCAAGTCCATGAATGTTTCGCTCATCTTCATCGTTTCCTCCAAACTAACAAGACGCACGGGAAAGGGGCGCCGGTCATCTTCGAGTCATCATCCGGATGCTTTCCGAATTTGATTCTACCCGGACAGTAGTGCGTCCGCAAGATCGAATCCGGACGATCCCGGTAAGGCTCTACCAGATCCTGCCACCAAGCCTGTTCCGGGCGCGTGGCCGGCAGGAGCATGCATATCGACTCGGTCGGAGCGAGTAGGGAGTGGGCCGCATGGAACCATGCCTTCTCTACCCACGGCCGGATGTCCGAGTAAGGCGGATTACACCACACGTGGCCATCCCAATCCTGCTTTAGTCCGTCCTGCTCTTTAGTGAAATAGCGCTCGGCACAATGGGCGTTTTCGTGGGCCGCAACATCGAGTGTGTACCCCGTGACACCTGCCTTTTCCGCACACCAGTAGAGCGTCTCGATGGGCGTGTAGCGCTCGTCTTTGAACGGATTGTCCGAGTTGCTGATGTGGGGCTTCATCGCCAGTCCTTTATAAGCACGGCCGCTAGACCGGTCAGCACGATGGTTATAACGACGTAAGCACATAGTTCTAACATCACAACTCCGGATGCCGGTAGACTGCTGAGTGAAGCTTAATATTGACGACGATCATGCTGCCTTCGCTTTCGGTTCCCACGGAACCAGTTGGCCGTCAACCCAAACGGGCTCGGCGTCTTTGTACCAGCGGCGCATGAATGCCGGCTCCGCTTTGATCTTCTTCATGTCCGGGCACACCTTCGACATCTCTTCCACCTGGATGAGCGCCTGACGCTTGCCGGCGTCGGTGGGCGTGCCGACCAGCCCATCACGATCCTCCGGGATTTCGAGAATCGTTTCATCGTGCGAGAAGATGATCAGCCGCGAGCCGTAGAGCGGGCTCTGCGTGTCCAGGTACATCTCCTCTGTCATGCGGATGACGGCCCGCTTGGCGCCATCGGCCGCGAGGCCCTGGAACATCGTGTTCGCGCCCGAGGTGAACCGCAGGCCGCCGCGGATGCGCTTGCTGACGAACTGCTCCAGCATGTTGTCATTTTCTCGGAGCGTCTTCTTGATCCACTCGAAGTAGTCCGGCATCTCGTCGAAAAGCTCCAGCCAGTTGATCCGGAGGTTCTCGGAGTCGAGCACGCACTGTTTGCACGTCGGCGTGATGGCGTGGTTGTTCCAGCGATCGAGCTTCGTGACACCGCACTTCTCGGCCGTGTGCATCGTGAGGCAGATGCGCATGCCGGGATCTTTGCGCTTGGCGAGGACGAACTTGGGCGCGCTCATGCCGCCCGGAAAGCCGTAGTTGCCGGCCTTCGTCGCCTGCCGAACGTCTTTCACGTATGCGTCCTTGAGCGCCAGCAGCGCGAGGATCTCTTCGTAACTCTTGCCCACCATCTGGCCGGCGAAAGCCGCGTGCGGATCGAGGTCGGCGTTGAGCATATCGGCCATCTTCGAGCGGCCGACCACCCAATAGAGCACCTGCCCGAGCGTGTGAGCTTCGAGCGCGGCATAGTCGACCGATGACCAGAGCGTGCTGAGGCGAGCGATGCAGCGCTCCCGGATGCCGCCCTTGCGGGGCATGAGCTGCACGAAGCCCTCGTAGCTGGAGCGGCCGGTGGCCAGAACGGGGTTCGGCGAGACGTTGATGGGCGTCAGCGCGCCCTGTCGGAGCGCCGGCAGGTAGCCGTAGAGCTTGTCCAGCTTCGACACCTGGGCGAGTTCTTCGAGGATCTCATCGCCAGAGTCCTCCAGCACAGTGCGCTCGCAGGACACGTTACCGAGTGGGTTGCTCTCGGTAGGGTCGGTCATCGGGGGCTTTCCGAGATACGCCTTGGTGACCATTTCCTTCACGACACTCTTGGTCTGCACCCAGCAGAGCACACCCTTTTTCTTCTCTTGGCGGTAGATGCCGAACTGCGAGAAGTGCTCCTTGAGCTTCTCGATCTTGCCGAGCAGTTCCTTCTCCAGCGAGTCCAGCGTGCCGCCATCGGTGCGGAAGCCCCACAGCGCGCCGAGATGCATGCACCACGCGGCGAAGCACTGTGTGGGAAGGTCGTGGAGGTTCTCGCAGACCTCAGCCTGATACTCGGCAACTTCGAGGGAGTTCTGCGCGTCGTCGAGCGGATATTGAACCGCCTCGGGCGGCCACTCCTTGATCGGCTTGTCCTCCAGGAGCGCGTAGCTGAGGCGCCAGATGTCGTTCGCCTTGGCGTCCTTCCTTCCGAGATACAGATCGGTAACGATCTCCAGCGTGAAGCGGTTGCTGATGCGCCCCTCCACCGTGCGGATCTGCTGGTAGCGCACCGAGCGCCGGCCGCTCTCTTCGTCAATGTGCTCGTAGGCGGTACGCGGGTCCCAAATCTCGCCGTCCTGCATCAGACCGCGCGCGATGAAGTCCAGCGACGCCGCGATCAGAACGTCATGAACCTCCCCGCGCTGATACTTGGCAAACACCAGCGGGATGAGGCTCGGGTCCTCGGCGCAGAGACAACCGAAATCGTAGGCGATGTTGGCGCCACAGAGGATCGTGGAGCCCCGGAGGAGTTGCTCGGCGATCTGCATGGTGCGCCGTTTGCCCTCCAAGAAAGGGGTCGTGAGGTGCGCCCACATCTTGCCGGCAAACGAACCGCACACGATGGGCGGGCACAGGAGGCCGGGCTGGATGAGGTGGGTTTCTAGGTCCAAACCCGTGTACATGGGCTTCATCCAAGCCCCCCGAATACGTGTCCAGGGCACTGCGATTGATGCCAGCGCACATCCTTCATATCATCCGCTACGAAATCACACCGATCACAGCGTAACGGGTGCTCTAGCGGTACCGTGGGCTGGTGGCGCATCTCCCAGTTGTCCAGAAACGCCTTCTTGTTACCCAGCCCGCTCTCCAGCTTGAGGAACTGGCGCATCAACTGCTGGGTGTCGCGCCGGGCGACTTCATTCCTCGCCGCGACCTTCGGATCGTCATCGCTGAGTCCCATGGGCATCCTCCAAGAAATTGCAGGGGCCGGAATCGAACCGGCGATGGCGCCTTATGAGGGCGCTGCCTTGCCGCTTGGCTACCCTGCGGGGAAGCTAGTCGAGCGCCGACTCCAGCGCTTTCGAGTTCTCTTGCATCTCACCGTGGAACACGCGGTTCCAGACGGCGTCGAGGTCGTCATCACTGGCGGTAGGTGTGAGCTTCTGGTGTTCCAGCCGTGCCGTGTCGGCGGCGGCCTCGGCGGCGGGGATGAGGAGGTTGCGGCGGAAGACGTAGTTCGTGTTTTCCATGTTTCAGCCCTCCTCTTCGAGTTCTTCCACCGGGTGGTCCTTATCCCACTCGGCGCGGCGGCGCGCAACATCCGCGTCGTTGTTCCCGCCGAACTCGGTCGCGTCGGTCGCCTCGCTGACGGGATCGAACTGCGGGTAGGTGTTGATGTTGCCGGCGTTCTTGCCGGACTTCACGGCACCCTGCCGAGTCGAGCAGGCGATGAGCATGCCGCGCGCGAGCTGGTCCGGGCCAGAGGCGCCCTCCCCGAGAACTTCCAGGTTGGACATCTGCACCTTCTTTCCGTCGCCGAGATCCACCTCGGTCATCGCGTCACCGTCCGACTCGGACATCCCGCCGAGCGACAACATGAACGCCTTGACGTTGCCGGGCGCCGTCTTCGGATAGGCGTCGAGCTGCTGGACGTAGCCGACCACCGAGCCGACCGGGTTGGGGACCACGGGCGCCTTCGTCTTCGGATCGAGGTCGCCCTTGGACTCGGCCTTCAGGACCAGCAGGCGGGCGATGAAGTTGAGGCCGCTCTCCGTGGACACTTTGCTGATGATCTGGAGAACTCCGAAGATGTACTTTCCATCGCGGATGAACTCCGACTTCTTGCCGGCCGCCTTCGACTTGCGGACTCGGCCCCAGATTGCACGTGCATTGCTCATTACTTGCTCCTAGTTACGGGTTGGGTACGACGGTGGGACAGCCTAGCCGAGAAGTCTTTCACGAAGCAAGCCCCCTCGGTTTTCTTTGAAAGACCAATGTCGCCAATCCCAGAACGCGGTAGGTCGCGGCGCACGGAGGCGCGGCTTCCCATCGGCGGCCGAACCCCAGCGACGCCAGCCAGCACGGCGGTAGCAGTAACCGGGAATCTCGCACTTCGTGGCCCCTGGTTTGATGTAGGTAATGAAGCCATCTACTGGCTGTGGCGTCCAGAGCGCATACGAGAGTGCCACTGCTTCGCGGATCATATCGCTGGAGAGGTACGGGCCTTCATTTCGGAAAAGCGCGTTCTCCCAAGCGTCGAGTTTATCGGTGCGCGTTGCCTTACCCGGTGTTGGACGAAACGTCACCCACACCGCGAGGCGATCTGGTGTGATGAAAACAAGGTTCTGACCGTTCCGAGTAAACGATCGAGTTCCTGGTTGTTGGCGCGAATAGTGAGGTGCAGCGTTGATGCTAACGCCATCCACAAGAGCCAAGGCGTCCGGGTCACCTTTATCGGTAATAAGCCACATCATAGTTCACCCGATTATCTCGGCGATTACAAGTTTCCGCTTTCCACCCAGGAGGTCCTGGGCGCCTCGGGCGAGGTCGCGGGAGCGCTGGAAGAACTCGGCAAGCGCCTGGGTGTGCTGGTAGACGTGGACCGTCACTTCTTGCGCGAATTGCCCTTGACGGTGCGTGCGGCCGAGGAGTTGTTCGAGGTCATCTTGTGGGTGGGTGATGATGATGTTTTTGTTAAAAACCTGAAGATTCTTACCTGTTCCGTGGGCCTTGATGCTGGCGACAATGGAGCGGGTCCCGTCTTCTCCGAGAATATCACGACTCGCGTCGGATCCGCCTCCGTAGTGCCGAAGACCAAGGTGAGAAGCAACCCGTTGTCCAACGGTGCTGTGCTCATACCAAATGATGCAAGGGCTGGTGGTCGCTTCGAGGGCTCGAAGATCATCGATGAGAAAGTTACTCTCCCAGATTGCTTCTGTAGCGGGCTGGGCGGTTGGCTCGACAACCTGCCAGTCCTGATAAGCGGTAGCGTTCCAGGTTGGGAGTGGTCCTTTAGAAGAAAAGGGAGGAACGCGCTCGATGAGGACCCGCTCGGTTTCTTGCCGGTTGAACTTGCCGTCTTGCGTCTCTTCTTCCCATTCACGGATCAACTTCTCCTCGAAATAGTCGTAGCCGTTGAACCAGCGGTGTGCAGCCTGCTCCAGGAGGAACGGGCTGTCCATCTTCTCTTTGGCGCGCTTGAGCTTCTCGCGGACCTCCTGGTGCCACGCCTTCCGGCACGCTTTCCACTTCTCGCGTACCTCCAGAGGCTCCTTGCGCGGCCAGCACCATCGGTAGAAGAAGCCGCAGGAGATTTCCTTGAGACAGCGATACATGGAAAGTGCGTCCATGAACAACTCGCCGTCCGGGCGCTCCCAGCTCGCCGCCACCGCGTCATACTTCGCCTGGATCTCGGGCGGTACGTGGACCCCGCGCCGCGTGACGGTCAGCTTGGCCTTGCAAGAGCCTTCGTCGGGGCTGGAGATGACGCCGCGGGTCTCCTCCAGCCGGCGCCGGAAGCCCTGCTGGACGTTCTCGCCGGCCTTGCAGAACTCGAAGAGGCACCCCGGGCCGAGAGCCGCCTTGCCGGGCTTGGGTACATCGAGCGCACCGGCCCACTCATCGATCACTATGTCAGAGTGCGGAGTAGGAGAGTTATCGTCCAGAGCAGCATTCGAAAAAGGAGCGAAATCTCGAACGGAGTCCTTGATGATCGTGCCGCTCCAACCACACAGACGAGCAACACGCACTTTATGCATAAAGCGCCAAAAGCGTTTGGATCTAGCCGCATCTTTGTCCCGCAGGTTCTGGAGTTCGTCTACGACCACGAGGTCAGGATTCTTCCGAGTAAGCGCGTCCGTGCTGGAGTGGTGCGAAAGCTCGCCGAAGCTCATCACGTGGAGGATGGGGCGGCCCTCCACGAACCAGCGGCCTTCAGAGAAATTCGGAAGGTGGTAGTGCTGGCCGTAGTATTGCCAATCCACGTTGAGGAGCTGGTCCCGGAGGTTCGCCTGCACGAGCAGCACGGCTACCTTGCAGTTCGGCACCGCCATCGGCACCAGAAGGTCCATCAGCGTCTTGCCATCACCGACCGCGATGGGGCCGAGGATGCCCTCGTAGAGGGATGCCTCCTCCAGGCACCACGCCTGAAGCGGGAGAAGCGTCTTGCAGCACGGCCGGTGATAGAGGGAGACGCACGAGCAGGCCACCTCACCCTTTCCGAGTTTCGCGGTCCACTTCTCGACCAAGGCCGACATTGTAGCCGCATCGGGGCGAGGCCGGCGCACCATCTGCTTCACGCGCACGAAGTCTTTCGAGGGCATCACGCCCCCGGTAGCTTTCGCCATGCCAACGCGCGGGCTGGTACGGGCGCGATCGAAGAGTGTCACCGGCCGAACTCCGTCACGCCCAGGCAGCGCCCCAGGCGTCGCTGACAGCGGCTCTCGGTGACCTCGGCATCTCCATAGAGCTGGATGCAGGCGTTCAGGTTCTTCTCGGCCTGCGCCGCGTGCGCTCGTGCCCAAGCGGCCGAGTCTTCCGCCTCATCGCGCGCCTCACGCGCCCGGAGCGCCTCCTGGGCCGAGCCGACCGTCACGCCGCACATGCCGCCGTATATGACGACCGCGATCACTGCGTAGAAGATCCTCACGGACCACGCTCCCAGTTCATGCCGCCGTGTACGCCATATACCACGATGCCCTTCGGCTTCTGCCCTGGCAAAATATCGTAGTACAAATCGCCGCAGCGAATAGACGCCGAGTGGCGCCGCTCCTTGTTATATACCACTACCAACATGAACGATTCTAGTTCCATTTGGGAGACGCTGTGTTTCCGGCATTCGTAGAAGTCGTAGCACGGGTGGCGTCGCAACTCACCCCAGCACTTCGGGCAGACTTTGGTACGCTCAACTGCGTTCGCGGCTTTTCCCATTTAGCCAGTTCCGTTATGGGTGGGGCTGGCGGCCGTTAGGAAATCCGCCATTTTACCTGTGCGCCTCCGCACTGCACCCCGTGACCTTATGCCGGCTTCGCTTCGTCCATCGCCGCCGCGTATTCGCTCAACTGTAGGTCCACCTGTCCGCGGGCGAACTCTCCGAGTTCCTTCGAGAGTTCCTCCTTGGTTTGCGTGGTAGATACCACCTCCACCTCCACCTCCACCTTCGCGAAGTTCCGATCGCCCAGGTTGACGGTGAGGCCGTGGCGAATCGCAACGCGAATTCCGGCAGGGGCGGCCGGCTTCTCCTTGTTCGGCGAGCCGGGCGGGCGGCCGGGGCCCTTCTTGGGCGCCGCCGCGGGGGCCTCCTCGGTACCGTTCACCTCGGCGAGCATCGCCTGTTCCTCCTCGGCCGGGGCGGGGGGCGGCGCGGCCTGCGTCTCGGGCTCCACGATGAGCTTCTTACGCTCCTTCGGGGGCTGGGCCGCGATGGCGGGGTTGCTCTTG